TTTTTCTTGAATCAGATACTGCAAATTATTCAACAAACCAACCCACGTTCCCACTATCTCGTCTTGTTGATGTAATGACTTCTGAAGCAAATAATGTTTTAACAAAGTCTAATTCTTTTGAATATGTTGACAGCAGTGAAGGTGGAGATCCAAATGTTTTGGGCACATTAAGCACATTTGTGAATCCTCAAGTATGTGACTCTGCTTACTTAACTTACCTTGCACAATTCAGGGGACGACCAATATTGGTGACATATCAGCCCTCTACTGAAGGTGTCGGTTGGGAAATATTTGCGTTAAACGACAGTCTTTTAGATTCAGGTGATGTTCTTGGCAATGATGCCATCAACCTTGGTGGGCTTCCTGCTGGTCTTGACTCTTTTGCTCGCTGGCAGGTAGAGACTGGCTACTACGGGCATAATGCGGGGACTCTTGATTCCATGATCGGAGCCATCCAAAGAAATCTCACGGGAGCAAAAGTTGTCAATTACACCATGACACAAAGTTCTGTTGCTTTCACAACGAGTCAAGCCGAAACTTACGGAACCGTACCTGAAGATGTAGGAACATCCAACAGTATTATTTTAACTCTAATTGAACCTGCAAGACCTCTTGGAATGCTTGTCACCCACACACTGACTGCGTGATGTAGAATATGTAGGTAAGCCAAAATTGGAGGATTCATGGAAGAAGAAAACAATGAAACTTCTGTGGATAAAGAAGTTGAAGAACTCCTTCGGGGGGCTTTACCTGAAAATCTTGTAACCAATTTTGTGCTTATCGCAGAAATAGTATCTGACTCTAATCAAGAGTTGGTACTAACCATTTCGGATTCAATGACCCCATGGCTTGCCAATGGGATGCTAGAAACCGCAATGGAAATGATGCGTGCAGGAGAGTACCAATTCCCTATAACGGAGGAAAACAATGGACAAGAATATTAAAGCGAATGTAAGCGATCAGGCTGTCAAAGGCGCCCTTCTGGGTGGTCTTGGATATCTTGCTAACAAGTGGGGTGTTTCGGCTGAAGTTGTGGCTGTAATCATGCCTGTTGCTCTGACTGCCCTTGCTTGGGTTTCAACCAAGATCGGCGACAAGAACACGACAGCGATTTTTTCGGCTGTTACAGCAATCGTTGATGCTCAAGCAAAAAGCAAGAAAAAGGCTTAACGCTTCAAATCTAATACGGGTAAGTGTTGTATTCTTGATAGGTGGTGGCGGTTTTTACTGCTTTACAGATTGAGGACTGATGCTTGCAGGGAAATACAATATTGTGTGCGATCAGGGGTCTACTTTTACTCGTACCCTTGAAATCAAAACTGCCGAAGGAACCGTGTTTTCTTTGGTGGGCTACACGGCTCGCATGGAAGTTCGGCGCACGCTTGATGCCTCGTCCACGATTGTGTCCCTAACCACTGCCAACGGGCGAATCACCATCAACGGTTCTCTCGGAACAATAACCTTAAATTTGACTGCGGTTGAGACTGCGGCTCTTACACAGAGCGGGGTTTATGACTTGGAGATAGTCAAAACCGCTACAGGCGATGTTTACAAGGTGGTCCGAGGAGAGTTCAAACTTGAAAAAGAGGTGTCAAGGTGAGTGATCTATCCACCCAACTCACTATGGGTAACGCTGATTTTAATGTTGTTGTTGAAGACCGACGAAACATTGTTGAGATATCTAGAGAAGAACCCAACATCATTCAGGTTAAATTGCCGGGTGTTGCAAGCAATCCCAATGTTGTATATGGCGCTGGTGTGCCTTGGGAAATAGAGATTGAGATCTAAATGCCCTCTATTGCCTCAGATTATGGGAATGTCGGCGACATCTACATTGATACGCTTACTGGCGATTTTTATGGTCCGAAAACTGAGGCAGGGTGGCCGGACACGCCCTTTTTCACTGCTTTGTCTTCAGCGACTATTGACGCCGCTGTTCTTAACGACAGAAAGATCCATACCCAAAGTAGCGCCTCATCCACATGGAACATCACGCACGAATTAGGCGGAAGACCGTCTGTAACCATCGTGGATAGTGCAGGAACAGTAGTGGTTGGTGATGTAGTATATAATAGCAACACAAGTATAACGGTTTCATTTTCAGCCCCCTTTTCTGGTTTCGCTTATTTGACGTAAGGATTTAAATAAATGGCACAAAAATTCGTAACAAATTTAAATCTCAATCAGAACCAGTTAATTAACGGTAAATTTGAGGTTCTAGCATCTGATCCTTCAACCGACAACTTTGAAGGTCGTTTAATTTATAACAGCACCGAAAAAACCATCAAGGTTTATACGGGTTCTGCATGGCGTAAGATGCTTCACGGCATCACCAGCACTGGTGATCAATCCGAAGCACTAACGATCTCTGAAGCCAATGGTGCTGTAACGATTCAGCCAAACCTTGCTACATCGTCCAATGACGGTGTCATGTCGGCTGCTGATAAAACAAAACTTGATGCAGCAGCAGTTGCTGAAACCGCAAACACCCTTGTTCTTCGCGATGGTAACGGTCGTTTCAAAGCCGCAACCCCTTCTGCCGATCTTGATGTTGCAAACAAAGGATATGTTGACGCGGCTCGCACAGGTCTAGATGTTAAGGCATCCGTAAAAGTTGCGACAACAGCGCCTATCACTATTGCTACTGGTCTTGAGGCTGGCGATGTTATTGACGGGTACACGCTCGTTGCTGGCGACCGTGTTCTTGTTAAGAACCAAAGTACCGCTTCAGAGAACGGTATCTACATTGCTTCTGTTTCTGGTTCCGCTTCACGAGCAACTGACGCAGACAACAATGCTGAAGTCACGCCGGGCATGTTCACCTTCGTTGAAAACGGAACAACTAACGCAGACAGCGGTTGGGTTCTCATCACCGATGGCGACATCACGGTTGGCACAACTGGTCTTGCATTCTCACTCTTCTCAGTAGCGGGAAACATTCTTGCAGGTGACGGTCTTTCAAAAACTGGCGATGTTCTTAATGTCAATACAGGCGTTGGTATTGAGATTCATTCCGACGCTTTGCGCATCAAATCAGATGCCGCTGGTGATGGTCTTGGTTATGACGCAGGTGTTCTTTCTGTAACTATTGGTGGTAGCACTGGTCTTGCAATCACCTCTGATGCTGTCGGTATCAAACTTGACGCAGCGATTGCTGGTCTTGCCACCACCGCTGATGGTCTCAAGATCAAGTCGGACATTGCTGGTGATGGTCTTACATACACGGCAGGTGTTCTTAGCCGAAATGTTATTGATCTCGCACAAGGCTCCGATGACACCACAGGAACACTCCCTGTTGATCAGGGTGGTACTGGTGCCACAACCGAATCAGGTGCTCGTGAAAGCCTTGCTGTTGGTGGTGACACAGGAACCCGTACTTCCACAACCCCGACTCTTGCCCGCAAAACCACTCAAGTTATTGGTGACGCGAGTGCAACATCTTTTGCAATTGTTCACAACTTCAACACTCGCCTTGTGCAAACTGAAGTTTTTGATTCCGCAACATTTGACACAGTTATCGCCGATGTTGTACGAACCAACGTGAACACCGTTACGGTCAGTTTCTCTGTTGCACCCGACGCTGGCGCATACACGGTTGTAATAACAGGTTAAGAATTCACAAAACAAACACCTTGAGGGGTGTTTCATATTTTGAAAAACGGTTGAGGCTGAATTTCTATGACAAAATTTGTTGGAACACCGCTTCGCGGGTTTGACTTTAGTAGCGTTGCTTCCGAGGCACTCTCAGCAAGAGTAAATTCAGATACTGTTCCAAGAATCCGTATTGATGCTGGCGGAAAAATTACTTGGGGTTCAGGTTCAGCCACTGGTGATACGAATCTTTACAGGAGTGACTCAAACACCCTGACAACAGATGATGTTTTTGTTGCTACTGGTGGCATGGTCACATTGACAACAAATGGTGCCCCTAACGCTTCCCTGCCGAACGGTGCGCTCGCCGTTGACACAACGAACCATGTTTTCTACTACCGTTCCAACTCAACTTGGACTCAGGTGTCCGCAGGAGAAGGAGGAGGTGGGGCGAATGTAACCATTTCTTCAACTGCACCAGCAGACCCAGAGAACGGAGATCTTTGGTATAACAATGTAAGCAACCTCCTTTACATTCGCGACGGTGGTTCGTGGGATACTGTAAGTGGCGCTGTTGCGCTTCCAGATCTAGACGGAGGAAACATATCGTTACCTGAACTCTACGAGGCTGAAGTAACCAACGGTGTGATGGCAGTCTTTGATGGAGGGATAGCGGCATGAGCGTAAAAATTCAACTTAAAAGAACTACCGCTTCTGCGTGGACGTCTCTCAACCCGACGCTTGATAACGGCGAGTTTGGTTACGAAACCGATACCGCTAAATTTAAGATTGGTAATGGCTCAACTGCTTGGACAAGTTTGGCTTATGCCAATGCCAACCTTTCTGTTGCGTCGCTTGATGCACTTTCTGATGTCACGATTACCAGCGCAACTAACGGTGATTTTTTGCGATGGAACGGATCTGCGTGGATTAACGATGCGGTAAACCTTTCAACCGACACAGTTGGTTCATATGTTGAATCACTTGTTGCGGGTACTGGTGTTACGGTAACCAATAACTCTGGAGAGGGTGCTTCACCGACAATTGCCATTGGTCAATCAGTCGCAACAACGGATTCACCAACATTTGCTGGTTTGAACCTAAACGGAAACATTGTTTTTGAAGGTGCAACCGCTAACGAGTTTGAGACAACTCTTTCTGTAACCGACCCAACAGCCGACAGAACGATTACCCTACCTGATGCAACGACAACCCTTGTCGGCACGGATACGACTCAAACGCTTTCTAATAAAACTCTTACCACTCCAACCATTAATGGACCAGAAATTACGGCTACTGGTGGAACTCCAAGAATTCATGGTATCTATCTCCCAGAACCACATTTCATTACTTTTGAAGGCGCAACAACAGACGAACATGAAACTGTTTTAACGGTTGTAAACCCAACCGCTGATAGAACTGTAAGCCTTCCTGATGCAAGCGGAACTCTTGCCATAAGTGGCACCATTGCTCTTGGCACCGACACAACTGGCAATTATATAAACGACATTACCGCTGGAACTGGTGTAACCGTTACCCACACTCCCGGAGAGGGAACTAGTCCAACAATTGCAATTGGGCAGGCAGTAGCGACGAACAGCAATGTCACATTCAATGACTTGACGGTGAGCGGAAACCTAACAGTTTCTGGTACGACCACATCTATTAATACCGAGACTCTCACGATTAATGACAATATTGTTGTCCTTAACAATAATGTCACTGGTTCACCCACGGAGAATGCAGGTGTAGAGGTTGAGCGTGGAACATCTGCAAATGTGTCTGTGCGTTGGAACGAAACTTCTGACAAGTGGGAAATAACAAACGACGGAACCAATTACGGGGACATCGTAAGTACCTACGACACGGGCACTGTTTCTACAGCGATGATCGCATCCGATGCCGTAACTACAAACAAAATTAATGACGGAGCAGTCACTAATGCAAAAGTTAGTGCCACCGCGGCGATTGTTGACACCAAACTTGCCACGATTTCTACAGCAGGGAAAGTATCAAACTCGGCGACAACTGCCACCAATCTTGACGTCGCTAATGCAATTGTTGCTCGCGACGCAAATGGGGCGTTTTCTGCTGGATCAATTACCGCTTCGCTCAACGGTAATGCAAATTCGGCAACGGTTTTGCAGACGTCAAGGAATATTGCTGGTCAAGCATTTAACGGTTCAGCAAACATCAGTATTGCACCGACAGATCTAACTGGAGTTACTTCAACTGCTGCTGAGATTAATGTTCTTGATGGCATAACCTCAAGTACAGCAGAACTCAACATTCTTGATGGGGTGACTTCATCAGCAGCCGAAATCAACATTCTTGACGGTGCAACCCTTTCAACAACAGAATTAAATTATGTTGACGGCGTAACTTCGGCGATTCAAGCACAAATAGACCTTAAAGCACCTCTTGCTAATCCTACTTTTACAGGGACAGTTGCTGGCATTACATCAACGATGGTTGGTCTCGGCAATGTTAATAACACATCTGACGCAAACAAACCCATTTCTACTGCGACACAAACTGCTTTGGATCTTAAAGCACCAAGCGCAAACCCGACTTTCACAGGAACAGTAACGGGGGTCACAGCATCTCATGTTGGTTTAGGGAGTGTCAATAACACTTCTGATGCTGATAAACCAGTTTCCACTGCGACGCAAACAGCCCTAGATCTAAAAGCCAATCTTGTTTCTCCGACATTCACCGGAACACCGACACTTCCAACCGGAACGGTTGGTGTCACACAGACCGCAGGAAATAATACGACAGCGCTTGCGACAACAGCATTCATTCAAACCGCTTTGGGTAACTACCGACGCATGACCGCGTCCGATACCGCTCCTTCGGTTGATGTAACCGCAGGAGATTTCTGGTATGACACTACTGGCTTAAATCTCTACATTTATTTTAGTTCTTCGTGGGTTCAGATAACAATTGATGAGCCTATGTTCTTTGAATTATCAGAACTCATTGGTGTTGTTATTGATGATGACCTGCTCCCAAATCAAACATTAAGGTTTGATGGGGTTAGTGGGAATTGGGTCAATTCTTTTCCGCGCCAGAACATCACTAATTCTTCACTCACCACATATGGGGTTACATCTACGAATAGTGGGAGTATGATTGTCCTTGATTCCTCTTCGGCGGTTTCCGTCAACTTGGGCACATGGACAGATGCAAATATTGGGGAAAAAGTTGACATCGTTCAAAAGGGGACTGGTCAGGTGTCAATCACCGTTTCTGGTTCGGTATCAGTGGTTTCCCCAAGCAACTCGGTAACCACACGAGTGAGATATTCCATGGTTACGGCAACCTGTATTGGGGCTAACCTATTTCTACTCTCAGGCGACTTAGCCTAATTATAAATATATGTTTAATTCATCCATTCTTTTTGATGTAGAATAATACTGTATTATTGCTGTATGGCTGTTACCTTTCCTTCTAATCCTGCGAACGGTGATCAGTTCACGGCAGGTAATAAAGTCTTTCAACGCTTTGGAACCAGATGGCGACGGGTTGCGGGGATAGTTGTGTGGGAATCAGGTACAGCATCTAACTCAACGATCAGCACAGATCCGTTGGACGAGATTGACGGAGGAAATGCATAATGGCATACAAAAAGATCATACTGCGACGAGACACAGCGACAAACTGGACATCAGCAAACCCTACGCTATCTGGCGGTGAAATGGGTGTTGAAACCGACACCCTCAAGTTTAAATTAGGCAATGGTTCAACTGCTTGGAACTCTCTCGGCTATTACGCTCCACCAACCTTGGACGAAGTTGGCGATGTAACAATCACAAGTGCGTCTAACGGTCAGTTCTTGAAATGGAACGGATCAGCGTGGGTTAACGACACTATTGATCTTGGTACAGACACTGCTGGCGGATATGTTGCTTCGCTTGTTGCGGGAACAGGTGTGACCCTCTCCAACAACTCTGGTGAGACCGCAACACCGACAATCGCTATCGGTCAGGCAGTTGCCACGGACAGCAATGTAACCTTTAATGATCTTACGGTTTCAGGAAACCTCACTGTTTCTGGCACTACTACCACCTTAAATACAGAAACATTGACAGTAAACGACAACATCATTGTTTTGAACAACAACGCTTCTGGCGCGCCCTCGGAGAATGCTGGTATTGAAGTTGAACGCGGATCGTCAGCGAATGTTCAAATCCGTTGGAATGAAACAACCGATGTTTGGGAAGCCACCGTTGACGGCAGTGTTTACTCCCCGCTCGTAACTGAACTAGAACTTGAAGAACGCCTCGGAGAAGAGCATTGGCATGAAGGCGTCGTGTTGGCAACAAACGCCGTACTACCCAACAACCCTACCTACGCTAACGGAACTACCGACGCAGATGGTGGTCTTGGTATTGGGGCGACGCTCACAGGAACATCAAACGGTCGTTTGGTCGTTGATACAGAAAACGCAACAACTGGTGACAGAATTCTTGTCAAGAACCAAGCAAACACTGTACACAACGGTATCTATGTTGTAACTGCTCAAGGTTCTGCTTCGGCGACATATGTTCTTACACGAGCCACAGACATGAACGGCTCAACAACAGGTCAAATTACTCAAAACGAAGGTTTCACTGTTGGTGCTCTTGCAAACTCATCAGCAGTTAATCGTCATCAAGGCTTTGCTGTTTCATCAAGTGGATCAGGTGCAGACGGTGCGCATGTTCTTGGCACGGATGCTGTCACTTTCCAACAGACCACAGGTTTGGGATTTCAAATTATCGCTGGCGCAGGACTTGCGGCAAGTAATTCCGACCTCAGCATCGGCACAGCATCGTCGTCACGAATTGTTGTCAACGCTGACAGCATTGACCTCGCAGAAGTAGCCCGCACAAATAGCAGTGTTGCTGCTGGTAAATCTTTTGTTACATCTTTAACCACAGATTCTTACGGTCGTGTAACCGCAGTTAATACAGGTGACACCCTACTTGCTCTTGGTACAGACACTACTGGTGATTATGTAGCCAACATTACTGGTGGAACTGGTGTGACTTCTAGTGCCGCAACTTCGGGGGAAGCAACAACGCATACCCTGTCAATTGGGCAAGCAGTCGGTACAAGTGATTCGGTAACTTTCTCCAACCTCACACTAAGTGGTTCAATCACCATGGAGGGATCGTCGGTTGATGATCATGAATTACAGATTTCTGCTGGCAACCCAACAGCCGATCGCACAGTGACATTTCCAGACGCAACAGGAACTGTTGCTCTTCTGCAAAACACGCTAAATAATTTTGCTGTAGCAACTGGCACTCTTGACTTGAATTCTCAGAAAATTCAGAACCTTGCTGAGCCAACGGCGAACAATGATGCGGCTACAAAACTTTATGTTGATACTGCTGACGCATTAAAAGCAAATCTTGCTTCTCCAACATTCACTGGCACTGTGGTACTACCTGATGGAACGATCACAAGTGGAATGATCGCTGATGGGGCAATCGTAAACGCAGACATCAACGCATCAGCAGCGATTGTTGACACCAAACTTGCCACAATTACAACGGCAAGCAAGGTTGCCAACTCTGCAACGACAGCAACAGATGCGAATACCGCGAACGCAATTGTCGCCCGTGACGCTTCAGGGAATTTTACGGCAGGAACTATCACAGCCGCGTTAACAGGTAATGCCAGCACGGCAACAACTCTTGCTACTGCACGAAATATTGCTGGTCAGTCTTTCAATGGTTCAGCGAACATTTCTATCGCGCCAACCGACCTGACTGGTGTGACATCAACAGCCGCTGAAATCAACATCCTTGATGGTGCAACGCTGTCAACAACTGAATTGAATTATGTTGATGGTGTTACCTCGGCTATTCAAACACAGTTGGACGCTAAGGCACCTCTCGCATCGCCTGCGCTCACAGGAACGCCAACAGCGCCTACCGCGGCATTAGCGACAAACACCACCCAAGTTGCTACCACGGCGTTTGTTCGTGCTGAAGTTGCCGCCCTCGTTGGTAGTGCTGGTTCAACCTTGGACACTCTTGGCGAGATTGCAACAGCACTTGGGAACGATGCCAACTTGTCTGCAACGCTCACAACGAGCATTGGTCTAAAAGCAAATACTGCTTCACCAACATTCACTGGTACGGTAACGATCCCTACGGGTTCTTCAATCACGCTACCTACTGTTGCAAGCGGAGCGAACTATGCGGGTTCAACTTCGGGTTCAACGAAGTTGCAGGCTTCCGCTATTGCAACGGGGACAATTACCCTTCCAGCGGTCACAGGAACAGTTGTAACGACAGGCGACACTGGAACTGTTACTAGCGCCATGATCACTGACGGAACGATCGTAAACGCTGACATCAATGCCTCAGCGGCTATCGCGCTTAGCAAGTTGGCTACCAGCACTGCTGGTAACATTATTGTTTACAACTCCTCTGGTGTGCCTACCGCAGTTACAGAAACGGGTGATGTAACCATCTCCGACACTGGTGTAACAGCAATTGCCTCTGGTGTAATCGTGAACTCGGATGTTTCGGCAACAGCCGCAATTGAACTTGGCAAGTTAGCAGAAATTTCTACTAGCGCTCAGACGGCTTCTTACACACTTGTTTTGGCTGACAAAACTAAGATTGTAGAAATGTCGGTTGCAGGTGCCAATACTTTGACCGTACCTCCAAACTCATCCGTTGCCTTTCCAGTTGGTTCACAAATCAATATTCTGCAAACTGGCGCTGGACAAACAACGGTTACCGCTGGTGCTGGTGTAACGATCAACGCTACCCCAGGACTCAAGATTCGTGCACAGTGGTCATATGCTACGCTTATTAAACGAGCAACAGACACTTGGGTGCTCGTAGGAGACATTTCGGCGTAATCCATGGCGGCTAATCAGACACCAAAAGATTCTGGCGGTAAACGACCGGGTCAGCCTTCCGTAGGAACCCCTACGGTTAACGCTGTCGTTAATAACACGGCAGGCAACACTGCGCAAACTGTTACGGTACCTTTTACCGCACCAGCGTATTTAGGTAAAAGTGGTGCTGTCACTTACACTGTTACCGCAAGTTCGGGTCAGACCGCTTCTGGTGCTTCTTCCCCTCTTACTGTTACTGGTCTTACATCTGGAAATGCTGTAACTTTTACTGTCACAGCAACATCTTCGGGTACTGGAGGCAACAGTGTTGCTTCTGTTCCCTCTGCTGCTAGTGCCTCTGTAACTCCTCCATATTTTCCTCCATATTTTCCTCCGTACTTCCCTCCGTTTTTTCCACCTTTCTTCCCACCGTACTTCCCACCATACTTCCCACCGTTTTTCCCACCATTCTTCCCTCCATTCTTCCCTCCGTTTTTCCCACCATTCTTTCCACCATTTTTCCCACCATTTTTCCCGCCGTTTTTCCCACCGTTTTTCCCACCGTTTTTCCCACCAGTATTCAAATAAGTATCACATCCTAGAGTGCTAGGATTTTTGTGTGGAACAAACACAACACAACTTTGATGATGGTCCTTGGGCTGTGAAACCCGGCGCTTTTGGGCAAGGCAAAGAAAACATTCATGTCATAGAAAACTTCATTGATTCTGACGATGTCAAAAAGATCATTGGTTTTGCGCGAAACATCAAAGAGTGGCACAACGATCAACTAGAAAACACCTACAACGAAGAGGGTGTCTGCACATATGATGCGTCCTATTGGAACGACCGTCAATGCACGGCGACGATACTAAAGCGCCTTGATTCAGATATCTACGATCTAATTGATCACTACATAGCCAAAATGGCTAAAACTATGGAAGATATTTTTCATGTAAAATTAAGTTCGCGTCCGCCATGTCTGATTCGTTGGTTCGGAGGGATAGAACAACAACCCCACGCCGATAAACAGTTAAACGATGGATCCCCAAATCCTTTCCCAACATATGACATAAATTCTCTTTTTTATTACAACGACGATTTTGAAGGTGGGGAACTTTACTATCCACAGCACGACATCATCGTAAAACCTAAACCGGGTTTAGCAGTACTTCACCCCGGCGACTTCTATTATATGCATGGAGTTAAACCAGTGATTAGTGGGGAAAGATATACGACCCCTGCGTTTTACACGGTGGAGAATTAAATGTTTAAAAAAATGGATGTGCCGTCACCTCCACCCAAAAGTGTTTATCCAAGCATTTCTATTTTTCAAAATTTTTTAGACAAAGAATCATGGTCAACACTTGATTGGTATGTCAGAAACGCAGACGAATTGTCTTGGGGATTTACTGAATCAATGGAGAATAGACCGCTTATGGCAACACGTTTCCATACCGTAAAACACAGCAAGAATGAATCTATTGAATATTTACGGTCAGAGGTTTTTGATGATGAACATTTTGAAAAAATAAAAACTGGTGAACTTTCCGAACCGTTCCCCGAAGGGCTGGAAAATTACGATGACTGGAACCTTGTCCTTCATCAGCCGGTTGAACCAAAAATTTTAAAAATTATTGAAGAACTTGATAAGCAAATTGAAGACATAATTTTTTCTCTTTTTGGACAGAAAGCAAAAAATACGTTTCCTCCAGTATTCACCAAAATTGAAAATAGTCGCTCAATGAGAATGCACACCGATGGATATGATTTTGATGACAGTTCCCCAACCGCTCACAAACCATGCCACTTTGCGTCCATCTATTACCTCAACGATGACTATGAAGGCGGGGAACACTGTACGCCATATATTGGATTAACCTTTAAACCGAAACCTAATTCATTAATTTTGAATTGCACACCGTGGGACGAGGATATGGCTCATCGTGTCAATATCGTCACCAAAGGGTCGCGATATGTTCGCCAACATTTTTGGCTTTTGGACGAAAGTTAACCCAATGGAAAACACACATTTTCATTTGTTTAAAGATTTTCTTAGCGTTGAAGATCATCAAGCATTACTTAATTATGTTAAGAGCGAAATAGATTTTCAACCGTCAAACGATCGTCTATCTAAGGTGAGATTCAAACAAACTACTCACAGTATTGATCCTTCTGTTTCTTATCTCAGACCGTATATTCCGTTAGAGGGCGACAACGGGGAATTTGATTACCCTCCCACTGTTAGCGATTGGTCATATTTTCGCCACTACCCAATTGAAGATAAAATCAAAAAAATCATATTAAAGATTGACATAAAATCGCAGAGAGCAATAATGTCCATATTTGATTATCACCCAAGAGGTATCTACGATAACTTTTTGTTGAAGTATTCCGACGGTAGAAGCCTTCGTATGCACACAGACACCTATGAAGCAGATATGGGCGATGAATACAAAGCCTCATCGTTTTCTGGGGTCTATTACATTAACGACGACTTTGAAGGTGGGGAGTTTTATTCTCCGTTGCATGGTATAAGAGTTAAACCTCTTGCCAATACAATGATGTTGCTTAACAATATTGCTGATGAAGATTCGTGTCATGAAATCACCAAAGTAACCTCTGGTGAAAGGTATTCATGGCAACAAGTATGGGAGTAAAATAAAGATATGAACAATCCAATAAACTTAAGTGATCCGCGTTTGGGTATTTTGCTGTATCAGAACGCACTTCCTAAATCTTTGCGACTAGTTGAGCGTTTAGAGGAGACGATAGGTAATAGCAAAACTCCTCCGTATATGTGGATGGAGGCTTTGGTTGGTTACAACCAAAAAATGCCTGAATATCGTGATTGTGTTGACTGCAAAATGGGGGAACTACATATCAAACATTGTCCACCACAGTTCTCAGAGTTGGTCAATATTTATAACGACACCAAAAATCCGTTGAAGGAATGTATTGCCGACTATGAAAAAAGGTACAACCTTCAACTGAACTATATGGAAGCAATCAATTTCATTCGCTATGGCGTAAACCAACACTTTCAGGTTCACACCGATCATGGGTTCTCTTACACAGCCACCACTTCTTCCTGTATGTATCTAAATGACGATTATGAGGGTGGCGAATTGTGGTTCCCGTATTTAGATTTGTCATTTAAACCTGAATACGGTGACATTGTTCTGTTTCCATCTACCTATATTTATGCTCATGCCGCCAAGCCAGTTCTATCGGGCGTAAAGTATTCTGCCGTAACCATGTTTGACTACAACGACAACAACCATGATTTAACCCGTCAAGCAAGTTACAGTCAAGAAAAAAACTACTAATGTCCAAAATACAGTTACTCAAAACACAGACTGTTACCCCAAAAATAGTTCAGTCTCGCGTAAAACGAGAATGGATGGATAACACCTACAACAAACATGCTTATCAATGTTTGCCTATGACTTACGCAAATGTTTATGGTTGGGAACTGCAACTAGAACAAGATGTGGTCGTGGAATGGAACGGAGGGAATGTTCCACCCAAGATTTTGTCGGGTGAAAAAATTGAAACGAATGTTGGAGTATTTAAAGCGATTGCCCACTCAAGCATTATTGGGATGATCTCGTTTTCCACACAGTATGCGTTCCGAACTGAAGAAAATTACGATATTTGGATTGGCGGTTCACCCAACTATATGGTTGATGGCGCCAAACCGCTCTCGGCGATAATCCCAAGTTCTTGGTGGCCGGACGAGTTCCAAATGAATTGGATGATTACGAAAATTAATGAACCCGTTACTTTTGAGGCGGGTATGCCATTCATGTTTTTTACTTTGTTTGATAACAGAGTTCTTGATGAAA